ATGTCAGTAGAGAGTGGAACACATGAAATGGTACTGAGGTGCTTCAAGGATAGTGTTAGGACGCCATATCCGAATGAAACCGACCCATTAATCACAGGTAGAGAGTTTAATAACGCAATTAATATATACAACGAGGATATCACAGAGTTATAGAGAATCCGGCGCCTAAATGGTAGCCAGCTGATTATGAGCAATATGAGAGATAAACAACTGAAACAAATAGTGTGTAACCACACCACAGGAGTAGCAGAGGGAGATATGTTAGGTAATATTCTATTGTTCGTAGAGAGAATAAACAGACCCAATCCTCATAGGTCTCATAGAGGGAGAACTGTAAAAATGTCTAATATAAGTAAACTACGAGTGGTCGTCAAGAAGTCTTGGAGATACTCAAACGAGCTTCTACGCAGAGTTTGTGCCTTACCTGGTAAGGGTAAGAACGACACACCTAAGTACCTAAGTGGTATGCGTAAGAAAAGAGTAAATAGGTAATTAATGCGTATGCTTGGTGCTTTAAAGGCAGACATATATCGGAAAAAAATAACATGCTAGACAACAATTTTTTAGGAAGAAACGGGTTTATATGGTTCAACGGCGTAGTTGAAGACCGGCAAGACCCACAGAAACTAGGCAGACTTCGAGTGAGGTGTGTGGGTATTCATACGGATAATAAAGATGACCTGCCTACAAGTGACTTACCGTGGTCGCAGTTAATACATCCTATTACTTCTTCAGGTATATCAGGTCTAGGTTCTAGTCCAGGTTTTGTGGTTGAAGGTACATGGGTGTTTGGTTACTTCCGTGATGGGGTGAATATGCAGGAGCCAATGATAATAGGAACTTTACCTGGTAAACCTGTGGAGTTGGCAGACACCTCTAAGGGTTTCTATGACCCTAACGGTGTTTACCCTAAGTATAAGGATGAGGTTGATACCAATAGACTGGCTACCAATGATAGTAATAACCCACATTTAGGTTTAGAATTAAGAAAATTAACGAGGAAGACTGGCGTCCCAACTGCCGACTTTGACTTGGTGCCTATACAAGAACATATCAGCACAGAGATTACCGCAAGTGATTCGGATACATGGGACCAGCCTGCTATTCCATACAATGCAGTTTACCCNTACAATCATGTATTTGAGTCAGAGAGTGGACATATCACGGAGATAGACGACACCAAAGACAACGAGAGGTTGTTTACTTCTCATAGAACAGGCACCTCACAAGAGATTGACAAAGATGGTAACCAGGTGAATATAGTTAAAGGCGACCATTATAACATAGTATCAGGTAAAAGGCAAGCGATAATAGAAGGCAATGCTGATTTAACGATAGGTGGCAGGCATAAGATATACATTAACAAAGACGGTCAAACAGGCAACCATTACGACATACAGATAGGCCCCAATGCGTCTGTGAATATACAAATAGATAAAGGTGATATGAATGTTGTACTCAAAGACGGTAAGATGAATACCAATGTAGCTGGCGATTACAACATGAAGATTGGTGGCAATATGAATTTAGATGTACGAGGCAATAAGACAGAGACCGTTTCAGGTAATAAACAGAGTAATACGACAGGCACAGTCATTCATAGAGGTAGTCGAATAGACTTGAATCCATAAAACCATGGTGGAAAAGCGCTTTACGGAACTAAAGTGATTCGCTAAACTATAAATGCAATAACATCCAGCAGACATATGTCCAAGTTAAAAAACATTATAAAACTCTCCTTTTGGTTCTTTCTATTAAAGGGAATAGGTTGGCTAGTTTTAGCTTACTATGGACTTGAATACTTTGGTACTATCTTTAAATAGAAATTTTCCGAGGATATTTTTNCTCTTCCAGAGTTGCNCCATTACATGATACACTCCNATAGGTAATGGTATATGTACTACTCTCTTACCTCTTACTAATATCATATCACCTATTAGACGGCCACTTATAATACTAAACCCTACACAACCTTTAATCATGCAACTAACAGTTCTTTTAAATGTTTTGTTCTATTAGGGTGTTTTAACTTTCTTAATGCTTTTGCTTCAATTTGACATATTCTATCTCTTGTTACATTAAACACTTGACCAACTTCTTCTAAGGTATAGTCAGTATTCAAACCAATACCAAATCTCATTCTTATGACTCTTTCTTCTCTTGGTGTTAAATAAGTAAGAGCTTGGGCGATTTTCTCTTTTATCTGATTTTTTGCAACGATACTATCAAGGTCAATTTCACTTGTCATATTATTCGCAACAGACAGGTCAGTAGTTTTAAAGATTGCGTCTTTACTCTTTTTATAGATTTTTTGTCTTACAAGGTGACCATTCTTATTCTTTTTTACATGATAATAATAGTCTTTATTATCTAACTCTAAATCAAGTTTTATATTATAGTGTATCATAGTGTATTGTCCTTTTTTGTTTTTCATATACTAATATAATACACCAAAAAGAGCTAAAAGTCAAGCAATAAAATGGTCAATAATGTCACAGCTTTATGATGTTCTATGTTTGTTCTTCTAATCTTCTTAACAGTTGTTCCTCTTTAAAGCCTTCCATTAATACTTCGTGTGTAGATTGTTCTTTATTCTCATTCAATCCTTCTCTCAGTATTCTCTCTTCGTCTGGTGTATAAGGTCTTATCATGTTTTTACTACTCACTTTCTTTATGATACTATTTTTCAAATCATCACTAAATGATTCTAAGTGTCTATCTGCTTTATGTTGTTTTGATTGTTTATAACTAATGTTTAACAGTTCTTGTTCTTTGATGGTTTCTTCTAAGAAGTCTTTATCTTTTATTTCATTCATACATTTATTATACTCTATTATTGTGAGAATGGCAACCATACAGTTATGTCGCAGCTTCTGAGGTGTCTAACTTGTATATATATCGGTGTGCCGTCTCCAGAGGAAGCTCCATATACCTAGGAAGGCATATCTCTAAATAACTCCATGGACCCACTAGAAGACCCTCCTCTTAGGAAGCAGGTCAAAACAGTATTGATAATGTTCTTTCTGTTTTACTTTGTAATTCAATGTGCGATTAATTAAAAATTCGGACTCTAAAATTTCGGAATCTCTCTATAGGTAATGTAAGTAACTACCTATGATGTATTTACTTGTATCTATCGGTTTATGTCCTGTATGAAGATATGTCCATGTTGGTGGAAACATTAGAAGTCTACCTGCCTTAGGTTGTACTTTGTGATTGTATTCACTAAAAGAAGTTTCGCCACCTTTATTATCATTTAAATAAAGAAAGAAAACAAGAAAGCGTCTAGCACTATTGTAATCACCTACATCTACATGTTCTTTAAACTCATCTCTATCATTTGGTAGATATCGTTTAAATCGTATTTGTTCAAAACCAAATTTATCTGGCCATTGTGTGTTAGTTATTTTACAGTCTTGTTTATATTTCTCAACATATGGTCTTAATGATTGATATAAACCATCAACCATATTTTTCCAATCTTGGTGTTGATTGATATTGATTTCTGTAAAATGTCGGTGATTATCTAAATCTGTGGATACTTGTTGGTCTTTATTTGCTTCAAACTTACCAATAAGTGTTTTACAATGGTATTCGGGTAAAACATTATCATATACTTTTATATACTTTTTCATAACAACCTCATTATAGACTATTTATCGCACATTGGCAAGCCTACTAAATAGTCGTATGCAAAGCTTTCATAAAGAAGTACCACTATCAATTGACATAGACCGTTTAGGTAAATGTTACTTTGATTTTAGGTCCAAATTAGGATTTCGTACAGACGATAAATCGCTACGAGATTTTAATGCCATATGTGTCAACAGGATTCCTGATGACGAGAACAGTATTACAGGTGGAAATATCAGAGGTCTATATTGGACTAAACCAGATACCACTAATGTTGAAGAACAAAGATTAGAGCCAGTACAAGAACATTTATATACAGAGATATGTCCTGAATTTAAAGACACCTATGTAGAAGAAGTTTATAATCTTATTACATCTAAGTTTAAATTAGGTCGTGTTCGTTTTCTAATGAAACCACCACGAAGTTGTTTATCTTGGCACCGTGACCCCGAAATGCGATTGCATATTCCTATCATTACGAATGAGGGTTGTCGAATGGTGATTGAAGATACATCTTTTCATATGCCTTCTAACGGTAATGGTTACATCACAGACAACACAAAGTATCATAACTTCTTTAATGGTTCTGAATTCGATAGAGTTCATTTAGTCGCCACAATATTAGAACATGGTTGTGACGGAGATACTTGTTGTAAACTTTGTTAATCTCCTTTTACAATTCGTTGACTCAATTTACAAAATAGCTGTAAATTCTGTAAACTTTAAAGCCTAAGTATTTACATGAACG